GTGGGGGAAGTCAAATATCGGTTCTGTATTAAAAATATCACGCTTTGGTATAAATGTCAAGATAAGATTAATGCTGATTTTAATATCAGTATCGTTGAACGCTTCGTTCCTCTCGGATTGAACAGCAAAAGAGCCTTACTGAGATACTGCTCCATTGTTCCTGCAACGAACATCGAGACACCTTTATTCGTAAAAGACACCTTGATTCCCATAAATCAGAGCACCGTGAAACAGCTTTTCAGGCGTCTGAAAGTGCAGGCTGATATTCCTCGGCTGCACCCTCATTTGTTGCGCCATTCCTTTGCTACACGGTACTTAGAGAACGGCGGGGACATTTACAGCTTGCAGTCAATCCTTGGTCATACATCGCTCGAAATGGTCAAAAAGTATGTGCACTTGATTCCCTCAAAAACGGTAGTTAATTTTGCTTTTCTCTCGCCCTTGGATAACGCCCTCAAAAAATGAAAAAACCCAGCAGTTACAAGGCTTGTAGCTGTTGGGTTTCTTTTTGGTGATCCATCGGAGATTCGAACTCCGGACACCTTGATTAAAAGTCAAATATGTAGTACATACACATAGCAAATTGCGGAGAAAAGCACAACATATAGTAGCTTGGATGCGCGTGGTAGCCGATAAACACTAAACAAAAATCGAGCGTTACTACGGGATTACTACGGATTTTAAGATATCTTCGCCATTTCCTCATGAAGAGTTTTATCTGATACAAGTGCATAGTATTTTAAGGTCGTGCTGTATTCTTCGTGCCCAAGAATCATTTGTGTAGCTTCGGGTGATACACCGCTTTCTACCATCATTGTTGCACATGTTTTTCGGCAGCAATGGGGGGATAGACGCTTAACTCCTATTTCTTCAAGGCAGTCGTAATACTTTTTGCGCATGTAGCTCGAGCTGTATCCCTCGCCGTCATCACGGCATACTATTTTTTTACCTTGCTTTGCTACGAGTGCTTCTATATACGGCTTAATCACCGGCAGAACAGGAACATGGCGATTCTCTCCGGCTTCGGTTTTTAGACCACCTATGAGCAGAGCTTGATCCGCTATGTAATCATCTGGAGTAAGGGCAAGTAGTTCAGAAATACGAAATCCCGTGTAAATCAGGATGAGAATGATATCGGCGTATGGGACATTAGCTTGTGCGGCAGCCTTTATCTTTTTCACTTCTTCGGTGGAAAATGGATGTATTTCGTTTTTCTTTTTCTTTGGGAGCTTAACGAATTTAGAATAGTCTTTGTAACAAATGTCTCTCTCTAACGCAAGTGCATAAAGACGCGAAAATGTGATTTTTATATATGAGAGCGAAGTGCCGCTTTGTGCGCTGTATGCATCAATGCATTTCTGCATGTCTTCCGTTCTCAGCTCGCGCATTTTTATGTTTTTTACATCTTCGGGGATCTTCTTCCATGCGGCGTTGTAGCAGTCCTTTGATTGCTTAGCCAGGTTCTTATATTCGGCACGGGAGAGCCACAATGTGTGCAAGTCATCGACGGTCATATTGATTTCAACTACCGGGTGTTCGAGGTAGTGAGCCAGAGCAGCTTTTGCCTCTTTGCTCGATGCGTAGTGCCCGAGGATTTCCTGCTTTTTAATCATCTTGCCCTGCTCGTTCAGGCTATAACTTGCCGGCAGCGCGACGACCCAGGGGCGCCGCTTGATATCCTTGCGTTTATATACGCTGCCTTCACCGTTTTCACGCTTTGCCATTAAAAAATCCGCTCCTTTTTACTTGTGTTTTGCCGGAGCGGATGATATAATAATTATATCAATCCACTCTATACGCATGGTGTGTGTTGATTCTCGAGCCTTCGGTGTGCCAGCACCGGGGGTTCTTTTTTTTATCTTTTTTTATTAGAGCATAATTTGTCATTGGTATTAAAAGGTGGACAACCGGTTCTTGTGTTCAAACCGTCAATATGCATATTAAGACTGCTTTTTATTGTGTGCCACATGGGGTCGAGTATAAAGTCTATGCCTTCTCTTCTTGCATGTTTAGCAGCAGGAACAAAATCACTGTCACCTGCAATAAGTACAATTTGATCCACGAGACCCTTTTGTGCCAAAGATGCGATATCCAAACCGATTCGCATATCAACACCTTTCTGCTGAATCTCGAGCTGAAAGTCATCCTCTTTTAGATCATCTATCAAAATGTCCTTTCTGCAAAGTCTTTTTAGTACATCCGGCTTTAGTGCGTAACCGGCCGATGATTCCAACAGTTCTCCCATTCTCAATGCGACTTTGCGCTTGGTCGAGAGAGATTCCAAAAAAGCTTTAGACCACTTGTTCAGGTCGCTCTTTGCAAGATTGACCGAACGCTGAGTAAGGGGATGATAGACGGTTTTTTCGGAAGGCGGGCAATCATAATAGAAAATTCTATATAGTTCTCTGTACGTAGGTTCTGGCTTTCGAGTGTTCTCTTTTAAATGCCGATGACAGTACTCGACTAATTCATCAGCCCGTTCTTCAGGAGTTTTTTCACCAAATAAAAAATTTGCTTGTTTTCTATAAAATCCTCCATCAACCATTATTGCTGTTTTACCCATTTTTTCACTACCCTTTGTCAAAAAATAAAAAAGTTCCAGACATCGGCACTTCCCGTATGGTGGGAGGTCTACTATCTGGAACTATAATTTATACGTAATGGTAAATCCATTACCTACTTTATTATAGCCAGCTCCGACGGTTTTGTCAACAAAAAATACAAATTTTTTTGTATAAATATTTTCCTTAAAGCGTCTCAGAACGCTTCAAATCGACTCAGGTTGTTTCTTTGAGATTATATATTCATTGGGTATGCATATTTTTAGCCTTTTTATCTGCACTTGCCCTTCACCTCACCGCGCTCATGAAAAGCGACTGCTTTCTGAATTAGTTTTTAATTATCTCCCTTACAAGAAGATACGGTATGCCGATAACATGGCACTGCTCGCGCTCGGCGCCTTTCAGTTCTTTTGGCTGATAAGATGGATTAATTGGAGAAAGTCTTATCATGTCGTCAGATATATCGATGCGCTTAAGTGTTGCACACTCGCCGTCGTAAATAACAGCTCCGACATCTCCGCTGTGTTCTATATATGTTTGTCTCAAAATAAGCACCTTATCATCGGTATGATAGATGGGATACATCGAGTCGCCGTGTACTTGCAGGACAAAAAAGTCGGATTTATCTCTGCCGCGCAGATAAGAGCGGGGAACATCTATAGTTTCGCCACTCCAATCCTCGACGGCGATCTCATTGTATCCCGCCGCAATGCTGCCGATTACCGGGAAGGTAACCACATCGTCGGTAATGTTGGGGGAGACAAGATTAAAAGACAGTGTGCTTTTGTGTTTTTCACCCTCACCGTCTATCAGATAGGAAGTAGTTGTATTTAACGCTTTCGCAAAAGCAGATACTTTGCTTTGACTTATATTTCGGAGACCCAGTTCAATTTTATTGACCGCCGATGCCGTTTTAAAGCCTACTCTCTCTGCGAGTTCTTGCTGTGACATCCCTTTTTCTTCTCTTAGCTTTCTTATTCTATCGTAGATTGTCATTTTATCACCGCCTGATTGAATAATATCAGCAAATAGCCAGTTTGTCAACTTTTTTTGAAAAAATTTAAAGAAAAGTATTGACAAAATGGCTAACGACGATTATGATATACGTATAGCCAAAATGGCTAAAGAAAGGAGGCGAAAATAAAATGACCGCGACAAAAAAGCTGAAATCAAAAATGGTTGAAGCTGGAATAACTCAAGCTGAACTGGCAAAAATTCTCGGAATATCCGCTCAATCAATGAATTACAAGATCAATAACAAGTCGGAATTCAAGGTGAGCGAAATAGAAGCTGTTGCTGCCGCTTTAAAAATCGGGAATAAAGACGAATATTTTTTTGCTCGTTAAATAGCCAAAACGGCTAAAAGAAAGGAGGGAGAGGGTGAAAACAATAATTTGTTTACTGTCGGTGATGTTGATTATGTTTTCTGTTGCGATGGTTATCGCGATAATAACATTAATATCGGGTTGGAGGCGATAAAAATGGAGTTACTTCTGTCAGCTTCTTTCGGAGCTCTCGCTATCACCGGAGGAGTTCTTACCGTTGTTATGGCTATCGATTTGCTCAATCAATTTAGAAATCGCTAAATTAAGCCCAAGAGCAAAGTCTCGGCTACATACGGTTTTTCTGTTTGTGTGAATCAAGACATCGGAAATCGGCATTTGCTTATTTCGATAAGGAATATCGAATCGAATTACTCCATAGGTTCCCTGCATTTTAGTGAGATTTATTGGAAACTCTATGCTTCTGGCTACGGGGCCATAATGATCGGGATTTATGTATGTATAAAACGATTCTTCGCGTTGTTTACATTTTATTATTGTGCCGTCGAGAAGAACGAGATCAATTCTAACAATTGATATATCTGAACTTGCATCATTTACAAACAGGCAAGGGACGTTGCACATTAATAATCCCGACTGCGCCGCGACAGCATGGAACAAATCAATTCCGGCTTCTGAATCAATGCTAATGCTTACCTTTGTGCGCTCTTTTGCCTTGCGCGAAAAAAATTCATACAAAGATATAGCCAAGGATAAGGCCGATATAAGAATAGGAGCCCACGTCTTTATAATTTGCATATTTTTACCTCCTTAAAGAAAATTATATCGCACAAAAAGAAATAAATCAAGAAGGGAGGAAAAGAGGTGGACAACCCGCTGTTATTCAAAATATGTTTCGCTGTGGTAACCGGTAACTTGGTCTTTGAAATCATTGCGCTGTGTGCAACTGCGAAAGCCAAAAGAAGAAAGAATGGTAATAATGCCAACCACAATGCCAATGAGCAGTTTCAATTTTTGGGCGGAATCCCAGAATGCCGCTCTTTTCTTGTGGCGCTTGCTGTTTGGGTGATCGTGGTTTGCGTTGTCATCATCGGCATCGTTGGTGGATGACGATTCATTTGCAAGAAAATGTGCTGTTGGCTGCTTGTGAGGAACATCGGCACTCTGTACGGCGCAGGGTTCGGATAAAAATGGAATTGCGCCGGTCGCTATTTCCTTCAAAAAGTCCTCCGCCTCCGGTTCGGTAAGGCTCGATGAGGTAATCGAAACATAACACGCATACGAAGAGCCGTGTGGATTGTGCTCGTCAATGGATAGATAAAAGTAAGCATTCTCTTCGATGCTGTTGTTGTAAAGAAAAGTTATGGAACTGAATGCGGTGCTGTCGGAAAAATGTTTTTTAAACTCGTCGAAAGTGTATTTGACTTCATCACATATGCCACGGCATACAACAATCACCGACCGATAATCTTTAGTCATCGGAATCAATGTTGTGTATTCGTTCTCAATGATTTTGAAGAGTTTCAACAAAGAAAACTTTTCGACTTTCCAAGAAGCGGAAACCGAGAGATTAACATCTTGTGTTTTGAAAATTCGCATAGCGCACCTCTGTAATTTTTTATTATTAATTATAAACGATATATTGTAAAAAGTCAAATAAACCAAATCAATATGTTGTGGAAAGGAGCTCAATGAATATCGCTCAATTTTTGCGCCAATGCCGTAAAGAATCCGGTTTGTCGCTAAAGCAGTTGGAAATAAAAAGCGGCGTGCCGGCATCGACGATTTCTTTTTACGAGCTGGGACGGGTAGAACCCACCGTGTATCGAATGGACGCGCTATTAAAGGCGCTCGACCAATCGGTCATACTCGGAAAAGATTCAACTTTATTTAAATGAAAGGAGGAAAACACCATGCGTAAAAAAATGGCACTTATGTCAGTCGACGAGGCGTCAATGTACCTGAGAGAGGTTATCTACATACCGCCGCATCAGATCCGTCTGCTCGCGAGGGAGGGAAAATGCACCTTCTGTATCGCGATCAAAAATCCGAGCGGGTCGTACTCGTACTACATTAGGCTTGACCGGCTTGAGCAGTTCAAGCGCGGAGACATCGGTCTGATGGTAAGCTAAGGGCAAAAACAGAAAGGAGACATCAAAATGACAAAAGGATTTTTAACAATTGCCGCAGTGCTGGCGCTCGTCCTGCTTTTCGCGGCGGCAGCGGTTCCGGAGACAGAACCGATTACCGCGCCTGAACCGATGGTATCGGCGCAGATACCCACAGCACGCTACCGGTTGACCGCAGACGAGCGAGAGCTTATATGCGAGGTTGTTATGGCTGAATCGGGAATCGAGCCGTTTGATGGCAAAATGGCGGTCTCACAGTGTATTTTAAATGCGTGTGAAAAGACCGGCAAACGCCCCGCGGAAATAGTTGAGGAGTATGGTTACACTGACCGCAGGGTAGAACCGAACGCAGAGACGAGGGAAGCCGTCGCCGCGGTCTTTGATGCCGGCGAGACGGTGACAGACGCAGACATTCTTTATTTTTATGCGCCCGAGCTGGTATACAGCGAGTGGCATGAGTCGCAGACCTATGTTTGCACCATCGGCGGGCATAGGTTCTTTGGGGAGGCAGGGGAATGATAAAAAGCAATTACACTTTCGGTGAAATCATCGAACTCCAGAGACTGCCGCTCAGCGATAAAGTCACTTTTTCTATTGAAGTGTTGCAACAGTGCGAAAAAATCACGAGTCACAATGTCGCCCTCGCTTTCTCCGGCGGCAAAGACAGCCTTGTTGTTGCTGATCTTGTCGAACGCTTTGTGCCAACGTTACACGGTAAGATACTTTGTATTTTCGGCAACACAGGCGTGGAGTTTCCCGAGAGTTTAGCCTTTGCACGAAAATATGGCAAGGCGCATTACGGTGATAGATTTATTGAGACCAAACTGTTGCGTCTCGACCATGACGAGCTGAGATATGATTTTGCCCGCAAGCTTATCGAAAGGTTGGAATCTGAAGGTGCTCTTGATGAGGTATTAAAGGCGGACGGCAAGCTCAAAGGACAGGGAGCCTTAATTACGGCAGCGAAAAAACGCGGCTATGAGCTCAACAGGACAAACTGTTATTTCAAAGGGCACAAAATGAATTTCGCGTATTGCCTTGAGCAGTATGGCGCTCCGCTGCTCGGGAAAGCCGCATCAAAGCTTGACGCTCACCGTATCAACATAGAGTGCTTTTTGAAGTATTCCGATACATCGTCCAACGATGAAAAACTCAAAGAGTATTACGACACATTGAAAGAGTGCAAATTTTCACAGCATTGTTGCAAATTGCTGAAAAAAGAGCCATCGGAGCGAGTTCAAGCGGAAAAGGATGTAGGAGTGATAATAAAAGGCTTGATGGCTGCGGAATCGCACACACGTATGCTCAGTATCGCCACACGAGGTCCGATATTTGCCTCGCACAGACCGCATATCAAGGGCGAGCCATTCTACCACATGTCGCCAATAGCCATGTGGCGAGATGAAGATGTGTGGGAGTATATAAATACTTACGGTGTTGAGCGTCCGCCACTTTATGACATTACCTATGAGACCGTGGACGGCGAAATAAAACACATTGAGCGTAACGGTTGTATGTTCTGCGGCACAGATATTCAGTTTAAAAACAATCACTTGAGTGTTCTTCGGCAAACTCACCCAAAGGCATATCAGGTCTGCATGGAGCAATTTGGATATCGAAAGGAGCTCAACACCTTGTTCCAGCTTCGCAAGGACAAAAATATTCTGTCAGCGATGACTGATATCGGTAGGAGCGCACGAATGATAGATGCGGTTGGTGACAGTCCGCTCCTTGCCAGAGCTCGCCCCTGCGCATACGACGATTTCGGAGAGATGGTTGATTTGACAGGTACAGGGCTTGAGAATGAGTATGACCCTGAGGAGGTATAACTATGGCACTGAAATTCGTGATTCAGACGGCGCTTGAATTTGTCGCCGTCGTACTTATCATCTATGGCTTTTGGCATGAGGACAAGCTCATAACTTTTGAGGACGATCTCAAAGCAAAAATTTTAAACAGAAAGGAGACAAAACGCAATGGGAAATCAGACGACTAAAAGCCCATTCGATGTGCAGATCCTTGCTGCCAGGCTAAAAGACCTGATGCGCGAAAGCGTGCCGAAAGTCACGCAGAAAGACCTTGCCGCGGCACTTGGCACCGCGCCTAACATGGTATCGGCATATATGCGCGGCAAGAGCTGTCCGTCGCTGCCGATGGCGGTTAACATAGCGCAGTATTTTGACGTGTCAATTGATTATCTCGCCGGCTTGACCGACCAGCGGCGGCAGCAAGTAATCGTGTCAGCACCGGCACCGGCGCCGAAGCGCGGACGAGACCCGTGGCGCAAAATGGCGATTTGCAACAGCTGTAACTGGCGCAGACGCATGGCAGCGCCGTGCGGCGACTGGGACGGCACGGCATGTATGTACACCCACGAGACCGGGATTTTTCGCGAATCGCCGCCGACGGAAGACGGCTGCGTATATTATAAAAGCCGCCAACGCTGAATGGGCAGCGAAGACGGCAAAGGTAAAACCTCAACATCATGATAACACGAAGGGAGACTAATGTCAAATGAAGATAAACAGCCTTGAGCTCGAGAATGTAAAGCGTATTAAGGCGGTCAAAATCGAGCCCACCGAAAACGGTCTGACTGTGATAGGCGGGCGTAACGGTCAGGGTAAGACCTCTGTGCTCGATAGCATTGCATGGGCACTTGGGGGCGATAGATTTCGTCCGTCAGAGCCACAGCGTGAGGGTTCTGTACTGCCGCCCAATCTCAAAATCACAATGGACAGCGGCATCATAGTGGAGCGCACCGGGAAGAACAGCACCTTGAAGGTCACAGACCCTACCGGCAGAAAAGGCGGTCAGCAGCTTATAAACGAGTTTATTTCTCAGCTTGCGCTTGATTTGCCGAGGTTCATGACCGCATCAAACAAGGAAAAAGCCAACACACTTTTGCGCATAATCGGCGTTGGAGACAGGCTCGCACAGCTTGAGCACGACGAGACGGAGCTCTACAACAAGCGCCACATGATTGGACAGATAGCCGATCAGAAACTCAAGTATGCCAGAGAGATGACGGAGTATCCGGATGTACCGGAGCAGCTGATTTCCGCATCCGAGCTTATCAAACAGCAGCAAGGTATTATTGCGCATAACGCCGAGAATAAGCGTAAGCGTGACCGAGCCGCCGAGATACAGCATCACTATGACGCCGTCAACAGCAAAATAAACGGAATCCAGGCTGAGCTTCAACGTCTTATGACGGAGCAGCAGAGCCTTATGGATGACCTCAGAATCGCGCACATGGAGACGGAGCACCTCGAGGATCTGAGCACCGCCGAGCTTGAAGAGGACATTGAAAATGTTGAGAAAATCAACATTAAAATCCGTGCCAACCTTGAAAAAGAGAAAGCGGAAGAGGATGCGAAAGCGTATCAGACTCAGTACAGCCAGCTGACGAACGAGCTTGAAGATGTCAGGCAAAAGAAAACCGACTTGCTCAAGTCCGCACAGCTTCCGTTGCCGGGGCTGTCGGTCAAGGATGGCGAGCTGACATACAACGGCTTCAAGTGGGACAATATGTCTGGAGCGGATCAGCTCAAGGTTTCCACGGCCATCGTGCGCAAGCTCAACCCCAGTTGCGGGTTTGTGTTGCTTGATAAGCTCGAGCAGATGGATCTTGACACTCTTGCTGAGTTCGGCAAATGGCTTGAGTCTGAGGGGCTGCAGGCGATAGCAACGAGGGTCAGCACCGGCGATGAATGCAGTGTCCTTATAGAGGACGGATATGTGGTGAACGAACCGACGGAGACTAAAAAAGAGACTAAAAAAGCATGGAAGGCAGGACAGTTTTAATGAACATAACATCAGGAATAATCGAAGATGCACAGCGGGTCATAGTTTACGGTCCGGAGGGAATCGGCAAATCAACCTTTGCTTCCAAGTTCCCGGGCGCGATTTTCATCGACACGGAAGGCAGCACAAAGAGGCTGAACGTTAAGCGTTTTGACAAACCGAGCAGTTGGACAATGCTTCTCGAAGAGGTCAAATATGTTCGCGATCACCCAGAACTGTGTATGACGCTTGTCATCGACACAGCGGACTGGGCAGAGCAGCTTGCAAGTAATCATATATGTTCCGTAAATCACAAACAGAGCATTGAGGACTTCGGATACGGCAAGGGCTATACAAAGCTCTATGAAGAGTTCGGCAGGCTTCTTGACCTGCTCAATGAGGTTATATCAAAAGGTATTAACGTCGTGCTGACCGCTCACGCCAAAATGCGTAAGTTTGAGCAGCCGGACGAGCTCGGCGCATACGACCGCTGGGAGATGAAACTTTCAAAAAATGTCGCGCCGATCGTAAAAGAATGGGCAGACACGGTTCTCTTCGTCAACTATAAGACGTTCGTGATAAAGGACGAGAAGACCGACAGCAGAAAGGCACAGGGCGGCAGAAGGGTAATGTATACCAATCATCATCCCTGCTGGGATGCGAAGAACAGATACGGGCTGCCGGACGAGGTCGATTTCGATTTCAGCGTCATCGCACCGTTTATTCCGTCTTCCGGTGCATATGTCGCAGCGGCGCCGGAAGATAAGCCGCAGACGAATGCGCTACCCGACCCGCCGAAAAAAAGCATAGAGGAGCTCAAGGCAAAAATCGACGAGTTTACCGCCGATGCCGATAAGCCTACCCCGAACACTGAGAACACTGAACCGAGTTCTGGCTTACCGGCAGCGCTGCGTGAACTCATGACGGCGAACAACGTTACCGAAGATGAGCTTAGAAATGCAGTAGCATGGAAAGGTTACTTCACTGCCGACACACCGATTCTCAATTATGGCGAAGCTTTCATTAACGGCTGCCTTATCGGTGCATGGGAGCAGGTCTACGATATCATCGTCAATCATATAAGAAAATTTTAAATAAAAAGGAGTATTAACCATGAACGAAAACTACAACACCAACAGAAACGACGCCCTTGATTGGGACAGCGTTATTGAAGCCGAAAACGAATTTGTACTTCTGCCGGAAGGGGAATATGAATTCACCGTCAAAAGCTTTGAGCGCGGCTATTTCAACGGATCGGAGAAGATGTCCGCCTGCCCGAAGGCAGAGCTTACGCTTCAGATAGATGCGCCGCAGGGTACAGCTATCGTCAAACATAATCTTTTCCTCTCGCGTAAAACAGAAGGGCTTGTGTGCGCGTTTTTTATCAGTATCGGTCAGAAGAAACACGGCGAACCTCTGAGAATGAACTGGGCGCAGGTTGTAGGTTCAAAAGGCCGCTGCAAGATAGGGCAGAGGCTTTACAACGATAATTATTACAATGAGGTCAAGAAATTCCTTGAGCCGGACGAATCCACTCAGCGTCCCGCTTTCACTCCGGGGAATTTTTAATCCTTGGACGCGAGACCTTATCAGCTGGAAGCAGAACGGGCAATATTCAACGAGTGGGCGAGCGGCAATAACCGCACATTGCTTGTCCTGCCGACCGGCACCGGCAAAACAGTCGTTTTCGCTAATGTTGCAAAGCAGTGTGTTCAGAACGGTGAGCGGGTTCTTGTGCTCGCTCACCGCGGCGAGCTGCTTGAACAAGCGGCGGACAAAATACTGAAATTTACCGGCTTGATGTGTGCCACAGAGAAAGCCGAAGAAAGCTGCCTCGGCAGCTGGTACCGTATAACCGTTGGCTCGGTGCAATCTTTACAGAGAGAAAAACGGCTCGAACAGTTCGACAGCGACTATTTTGACGCCATAATCATCGACGAGGCGCATCACTGCCTTTCCGATGGTTATCAGCGCGTGCTTGAGCACTTTGGAGACGCGCATGTCTTAGGCGTCACCGCTACGCCGGACAGAGGCGATATGCGCAACCTCGGTTCATATTTTGATTCGCTTGCCTATGAATACACACTTCCGCAGGCTATCAAGGACGGTTATCTTGCGCCGATAAAGGCTCTTACAATTCCGCTGAATCTCGACCTGACGGGAGTTGCAATGCAGAACGGAGATTTCAAGGCGGCCGATATCGACAACGCCTTGGATCCGTATCTGTATCAGATTGCCGACGAGATGATAAAGAACTGCAAGGAGCGCAAAACAGTCGTGTTTCTGCCGCTTATAAAGACCTCGCAAAAATTTCGGGATATTCTGAATGAGCGCGGTTTCAAGGCTGCAGAAGTCAACGGCGGAAGTCAGGACAGAGCGGAGATAATCGAAGCGTTTGAGCGCGGCGAATATAATGTGCTCTGTAACTCCATGCTCTTGACGGAAGGCTGGGACTGCCCGGCGGTCGATTGCGTCATCGTGTTAAGACCGACAAAGGTCAGAAGCCTATACAGTCAAATGGTCGGGCGCGGAACGCGCCTTGCGCCCGGCAAGAAGGATCTTCTGCTGCTCGATTTCTTGTGGCATACAGAGCGCCATGAACTTTGTCATCCTGCTCACCTGATATGTGAAAGCAAAGAAGTCGCAAAAAAGATGACGGAGAATATCGAAGCGGCAGGTTGTCCGGTTGATATTGAGGCTGCCGAGCAGCAGGCCGAGAGCGATGTCGTCGCTCAGCGCGAAGAGGCTCTTGCGGCGCAGCTCAAGGAAATGAGGAAGCGAAAGCGCAGACTTATAGACCCGCTGCAGTATGAAATGTCGATTTCCGCGCAGGATCTTTCAAGCTATGTCCCGGCATTTGGGTGGGAATGTGCTCCGCCGACGGAAAAACAGATTAAAACGCTCGAAAAGCTCGGTATATTTCCCGACGCAATCGAGAACGCCGGCAAGGCAAAGCTTCTGCTTGACCGCCTCAGCAAGCGCCGCGAAGAAGGTCTCACAACGCCGAAACAGATACGCTTTTTGGAATCCCGCGGTTTTCTGCATGTAGGCGAATGGAGCTTTGACGCTGCAACAAAGATGATAAATCGCATAGCTGCAAACGATTGGCGTGTTCCGCGCGGCATTGTGCCTAAAGACTATAAACCGGAGGCAATGACGATATGACAGAAGAAAAGCTCGACCTGAAAGAGCTGATAAAATACATAGACCCGGCTGCTTGCACATATTCCGAATGGGTGGAAGTCGGCATGGCGCTTAAGCATGAGGGATACAGCTGCGATGACTGGGATGAATGGTCACGTCCGGACAAGCGCTATCATGCCGGCGACTGCGAAAAAAAGTGGAATACCTTCAACGGCGCCGCTGCACCGGTTACGGCGGGGACTATCGTTCAGATGGCAAAAGATAACGGCTGGCATTTTCAGGCGGATGACGGCGCACTCGATTGGGACAGCGTAATAGGAGAAAAGAAAGACGAGCTTATCCTCGTTGACAAAAGCTGGATTGAGGGCAAGGAGCTGAACATACCTGATGAGTGGAATCCGGTGGAGCAAATCACCAAATATCTCGAAACGCTCTTTGAGGCGGGGGAGACGGTCGGTTATGTCACCGAAAGCTGGGAAAAAGACAGTAAATACCTGCCGACGAAAGGCGTGTATACCAGGACTGCGGGAGAGCTTATAGAGGCTCTGAGCAAATGCGAGGGCGACATAGGTCGCGTAATAGGCGACTGCAAGCCGGAGGCGGGGGCGTGGATACGCTTCAATCCTCTGGACGGCAAAGGCGTCAAAAATGAAAATGTGACGGAGTTCCGATATGCTCTGGTCGAATCCGATACGACCGACATCACCCATCAAAACCAGATAATACGCGAGCTCGAGCTGCCGATTGCCTGTCTCGTTTATAGCGGAGGAAAGAGTCTGCACGCCATTGTACGCATCGATGCCGCGAACTTTGACGAATACCGCAAGCGCGTTGATTACCTCTATGACGTGTGCAAGAAAAACGGCATAGATATCGATCGCCAGAACAAAAATCCGTCCCGTTTGAGCCGTATGCCGGGCGTGGAGCGCAACGGAAAGAAGCAGTATCTGCTCGACACAAACATCGGCAAGAGCTCATGGAACGAATGGAAAGAATGGATTGAAAGCATAAACGACGACCTGCCGGATCCGGAGAGCGTTGCCGATGTGTGGAACGACCTGCCGGAGCTTGCGCCGCCGCTTATAGACGGAGTGCTGCGGCAGGGACACAAAATGCTTGTCGCAGGACCGTCAAAGGCCGGCAAGTCTTTTGCGCTGATAGAGCTGTGCTGCGCCATAGCCGAGGGGCGCGAATGGCTGGGCTTCAAATGTACCCAGGGCAAGATAATGTATGTCAATCTCGAGCTTGACCGTGCGAGCTGTCTGCACCGTTTTAAAGATGTCTATACAACGCTCGGCTGGGCTGCGGAAAACCTACATAACATCGATGTGTGGAACCTGCGCGGCAAATCCATTCCGATGGATAAACTCGCGCCGAAGCTCATCAGACGCGCCGCAAAGAAAAACTATATCGCCATTGTCATTGACCCGATTTATAAAATCATCACCGGCGACGAAAACAGCGCAGATCAGATGGCGCATTTCTGCAACCAGTTTGACAAGGTCTGTACCGAGCTCGGGTGTGCGGTTATCTACTGCCACCACCATTCAAAAGGCGCTCAGGGCGGCAAGAGGAGCATGGACAGAGCGTCCGGCAGCGGAGTGTTCGCCCGCGACCCCGACGCGCTGCTCGACCTCATAGAGCTCGATATAACCGACGGTATCCGCAAACAGCAAGAGGACAAGGCGCAGTGTGAAATCTGCCTTAAATGGATGCGCCGCTTCAAGCTGCCGGAACCGTCGCAGGACGAAGAGAATACCGCACACGAGCTGCTCAAAATGTGCGGCGAGAGTCTGTCTCCGGCATCCCGCGATCTTATGCTTGCCGAAGTCAGAACAGCGTGGAACAGCATAGAGCAGCGTACCGCGTGGCGCGTCGAGGGCACCCTGCGTGAGTTCCCGAAGTTCGCTCCGGTCAATCTTTGGTTCGATTACCCCGTGCATCGGATAGATGATACCGGCGTGCTGGAGGATATAAAGCCGGAAGATGATAGACCGGCGTGGAACAAGACCTGGCAGAAAAATTTTAAAAGCAAGAAGGACTCGAAAGAAAGAAAAAAAGACCGTTCCGCGAGCATAGAAACGGCATTTGATGTTTGCAATACGGACGGCAATGTCACACTTGAAAACCTCTCTGAATATCTTGGCGTGACACAAAAAACCGTCAGAAGCAGGCTGAAAGAACACGGTGGATTTTGGATTGATGACGGAAAAGTCGGAAGAAAGTAGAGGGAAAAAGTCGGTCTTTTTTCCCTTCCCTTTAGAGGGAAAATGTCGGTCTGACACCGAGATTTTCTCTCGGAGGGAAAAAGTCGGTCTAATACCGAGATTTTCTCTCGGAGGGAAAAAGCACTTATATATATTCATATATAAGTGGGGAATTTCCCTTCCCTCAAGGTCAGGGGAAAGAAGTGTGGCGGCTTGAAGCTGCCGCCGCACACAACTTCTTCCCTTCCCTGACAAAGGCAAAATTTTAAAATTTTTAAGAAAAAGGAGCGAATTTGCAAAAATGAAAAAAGTCAGAAGGTTAGAAATCATAAAGAAGATGCCACCGTTATATCACTCTTTTCCGGGAACTGAGTTTAACATTTTTGAAAGCGCCGTTGTGAAATGGATTATATCGCAGCCTCAAATATTGCAGTACCTTTTTGACAAGGCACACGATTACATGCGGTATGATCCGACAACGGGTAAATGGGAAGGAGTCGATTACCGTGACAGCTGAATTTTTCATGCCAATGCATCCGCCCACGGTAACACATCATGACAAAAAGATCACGGTCAAAAACGGTAAGGCGATAATGTACGATTCAACCGAGCTGAAAGCGGCAAGGAGTAAGCTGACGGCACACCTGGCAGAACACATTCCGCAGGAACCGTATTCAGGCGCGGTCAGGCTGATGGTCAAATGGTGCTTCAGCAATACAGGGACTAAGCACAGAGACGGGGAATGGAAAACCTCGAAGCCCGATACGGACAATCTCGAGAAAGCCTTGAAAGACTGCATGACCCGCCTGCACTTTTGGAAGGACGATGCGCAGGTCGCATCGGAGATCAGCGAAAAGTTTTGGGCTGCCGTGCCGGGAATTTATGTGAGAATCGAGGAGCTGCCATGCTGAAACAAATAACCCAGGAAGAGACCAACAGGCGCTACATACGGGAGCGGACAAGCGACCGGGACAAACGCTGCCTGAGATGTTATTACTGCTGCAAGATATTCGAGGCAGATGATAATGACCGGCACGACTGTCCGAGATGCGGCCGGGAACTCATTGAAATGGGATTTTTGAAAGTGAGTGACGACTATGATGTATGAAGATGCGCTTCGTGAGGTATTGAATCGAGTTTATCGAAACACAGATGATTGTGAAATGCGTATTTCAAAAGATTGCTACAAGTTAATCAGAGAAGCTCTCGAAAAGCAGATACCAAAGAAGCCGATAAACGAAGAGTGCTATTACATATGCCATTGTTGCCGAGGTGACTTGGGTGTTTCGGATGATGATATTTTTATCTATGAACTTTCGATGCCTAAATATTGCAGTAATTGCGGATGTATGCTTGACTGGTCGGAGGTAATAACAATGGCTGATGCGGACAGAGAACGACTGATTGATTTGATGATTGAAACTAAAAGAACGGAACCCGAAACAGGAAGCTTCACCGATTACCTTGCAGACTATCTTCTTGAACACGGCGTAACCGCGTTGCCGTGCAAGGTGGGTGACACAATCTATCAAACTGACGGTGTAAGGATATACACAAGCACAATCTATGAAATTACATATACCGAAAACAAAGTGATTTTTATGACTGAAAATGTCGTTTTTGATGAACGAGCGATAAATAATTCAATTTTCCTCAACCGTGAAGAAGCGGAACAAGCGTTAAAGGAGCGTGAAAACAATGGCTGAATTAAAACCTTGTCCGCAATGCGGCGAAGTGCCCAAAATCGGATATGCTTGCGGCGAATATTTTATTTTACCAATATCAAGAGCAGTGGGAGCTTGCGTGTGCAGTTCTTTCGCCGAAAGGTACTCAACCGAGGTCATCGGCAATATCTATGATAACCCCGAGCTATTGGAAGGTGATGGCAGTGCCTGAGATGTGCCCGAATGAGCATTGCGTGTTTCTCGTACAGACAGGCGGGGAGAGGCCGCTGTGCCCGTTCCGGCATTGCCTGCAATCAGAGCTCGACAAACACGAGAAACGCCGAAAGGAGGCTGTTAAATGACGCTTAAAGAGTTGTCGCAGCTGTACTACCTTGACAAGGAGATAGAGCTTGACCGTGAGAGGCTTGCGGAACTGCGGGCAAATTTGCTCTGTCCGAGGTCGCCGAACTACGACGGTATGCCGCATAGCCCGAACCCTGAGCCTGCGCTTGAACGCTGCATAGCGGAGATAACGGATCTCGAAGCTATAATCCAGGCTAAAATCGAGCAGCGCATATATGAGCGCAGCCGACTTGAGCGCTACATATCGGATATTCCCGACAGCCTGACCCGGCAGATATTCACGCTGCGCTTTATCGAGGGACTGACATGGGAAGATGTGGCGGCAAAGACTGGCGGTAATAACACCGCTAAGAATTGTAGCAATATTTGTTATCGCTATATTCGGCAAAGTTGAGGACAATGAGGAATTCATTTCTGTTAGCATTAGGATGAAGAATGTTACCGATATTCTATTCTTCATTTTTATGTCCCCTTTCACACACGCCTGCTCCGCGGCGTCATAAATAGCGGGGCTTTTGATTTACTACAAGAACGGAGGTGAACCCATGACTGACAAGCAAAGGCGGTTTGCAGATGAGTACATCATCGACTGCAACGCGACAAGAGCATACAAGGCGGCTTATCCACGGATAAAATCGGATGATGCTGCGAGAGCCAATGCGTCAAGGCTGCTAACAAATGCTAATGTTAAAGCCTACATCGAAGCAAAACTCGATGAGCTGAGCTCGAAAAAGATAGCCGACGCGCAGGAGGTCATGGAGTACCTCACCGCCGTGATGCGCGGAGACAGCACGGCGAGCGTCGTGGTTGTGGAAGGTCAAGGCGACGGCTGCAGTGCGGCAAAGGTGCTGGATAAGCCGCCGGACGAAAAGGAGCGCCTGAAGGCCGCGGAGCTGCTTGGCAAGCGGTTCAGCCTGTTTAAGGATGGAATTGAAGTCTCCGTCAACGCGCCGCAGATTATCGACGATATAGGAGGCGGCTAACATGGCCGTCAGGCTTACTGACATAATCGCGCCGTCGTTTTATGAGGTGCATCGCGATGTGTGTGCTGGGCAGCATACGCACTATGTGCTTAAAGGCGGGCGCGGAAGCACGAAGAGCAGCTATATATCGCTTGAAATTGTCTGCGGCATCATTAAAAACCCTGACGCGCACGCGATCGTGTTCCGCAAAATTGCAGACACGCTGCGGGACAGCGTTTTTGCACAAATGCTGTGGGCTATTGATAAACTGGGCGTGTCGCAGTATTTTAAAGCGACGGTCAGTCCGATGAAAATCACATATCTGCCGAGCGGGCAAACGATTATGTTTCGAGGTCTTGACGATCCGATGAAAGTCAAGTCCATAAAAATCCCGTTCGGCTATTTTCGTTATATCTGGTTCGAGGAATGGAATCAGTTTTCCGGGATGCGGGAAACCGATAATGTGCTGCAGTCGGTCATGCGCGGCGGCAGTAAATTCGATGTTTTTTATTCGTACAATCCCCCTGAGTCGCTGCGGGCGTGGGTGAATGATGAGGTGCGCGTAGAGCGCGCCGACCGCCTGGTACATCACAGCACATATTTGACTGTGCCGCAGGACTGGATAGGCGCGCCGCTGCTGTTGGAGGCGGAGCACCTGAAACAGCACTCGCCGGAACGATATAGGCACGAGTTCCTTGGGGAAGTCACCGGCACGGGCGGCGAGGTATTCCGGAACATCAGTATCCGACCCATCAGCAATGAAGAGATTGCGCGGTTTGACCGTATCAGGCGCGGCATAGACTGGGGCTATGCGGTTGACCCGTTTGTTTTTATATCGTGCAACTATGACAAGCCGCGCAGGCGGCTGTACATATACGACGAGATATACGCGGCGGGCATGAGCAACAGACTTGCCGCCGACCGTATAAAATCTCGTGGAGTTGCCGGCGAAATTATCGCAGACTCCGCCGAACCGAAGTCTATAGCGGATATGTATGAATACGGCCTGAGAGTCAGAGGCGCACGCAAGGGTCCGGACAGCGTGAAGCACGGCATAGAATGGCTGCGCGACCTCGACGAAATAATAATAGATCCCGCCCGCTGTCCAAACGCGGCGCGGGAATTTTCATCGTATGAGCTCGAACGGGATAAGGACGGCAATTATAAGGCGAACTATCCCGATAGAGACAACCACACGATTGACGCCACGCGCTACGCCACAGAGAACGACCAGCAGAATGTGAGGGTAACTTAATGATTAACAATATGGACTTGATAAGAGAAAAGCTCGCGTATCACCATACGGCTACGGACGATGAGATTATCAAAACCGTGCTTAAAAATGCGCGGGAAGACCCGGATTATCTGGCGGCATGCGAGGGACTCCGGTATTATCGCGGTATGCAGGACATTCTGCAGAAAGATTTCCGCGAGACGGTCGTCTACGAAGAAGACGAAAACAGCCCGGCGGGCATAAAGCGCGGCGGCGTTAAGATAATCAACGAAAACAATTCGAATCACCACAATGTGCATAATTTCCATGCGCTGATGGTCGACCAGAAGGTCGCGTACATCCTCGGCAAGCCGCTTTCCGTCTCTGTCGAGGGCGCAAATGACGGAGCGGGCGGTGCAGATGAAAGTCTGAAAGCTTTTGAGGACGCTGTCACCGCAGTGACCTCAGACGAGGCTTTTGTGGACATGCTCCCCGACCTCGCGACAAATGCGTCGAATTGTATCGTCGGATGGCTGCATGTCTATTACTCGGCAGCCGGCAAGCTTTGTTTTGTTGTTATCCCAACAACGGAATGTATTGCCTGCCGCGATATGAGCTATCAGCAGGTGATTACCGACTTTTTCCGCCATTATAAAATAACCGTCGTGCAAAACGGCACAGAGATGGAGCGGGAGCGGGTAGAGTGGTGGACTGCGACAGGGGTAAAACGCTATGTCGAAAACGATGCCGGAGAGTTCGTGCTCGAAAGCAACAGCCCACACTGGTACAACGAGCAGATAATCAACGATGAGCGCGTCTCGGTTGAGGCGAAATCGTGGGGAAGAATCCCGTTTGTTCCGCTATATAACAATTCTGCGCATCAGACCGACCTTTCGCGAATCAAAGGTCTGCTTGACGCATATAACCTGATATCTTCTGCGTCGACGAATAATCAGATAGATCTCGTCGAGCTCTATTGGATGATACAGGGATACGGCGGCGAGACCGCAAAAGCGATACAGCAGAAGCTGCAGATAAACAAGGCGGTGTCAATAAGCGATCCGTCAGGCAAGATAAGCGCGGAGCAGGTCACACTTAATGTCACCGAGCGCCTCGCCTGGCTCGATATGCTGCGCCGGGACATATATCATATCGGGCGCGGCATTGATATGAACGATGAAAAGCTCGGCAGCGCGCCGTCAGGCGTCAGTCTGAAATTCCGCTACACCCTGCTTGACCTTAAGGCTGACCCGCTTGTCTCAAAGTTAAAGGTCATGCTGAAAGAGCTGTCATGGTTTATTACGCAGGATATCAACCTGAAGAACGGTACCGACTATGACTATACGCTTATAAAATACGATGTCCACAAGTCGATGATAGTCAATGATGCGGAAACGGTGGACATAATCCAGAAGTCGCAGGGGCTTGTGCCTGATAAGATGCTTTTAGCAAAGCACCCGTTTGTTGATGATGTCGCGCAGGCGTATGAAGAGCTGCAGAAGCAGCGCGAGGAAAACGCAAAGATGTTTATCGGCGACGATAACGACAAGGACGATTCCAAAAAGGATGATGAATAATGCGCTCTGATCTCTATTGGGAGGAGCGGGCACTGCAGCGCGAGGAATATGCCCGACGTGCCTCGACACGGGTTATAAAGACAAAAACCGTCAAGTTATACGCCAAGGCGCAGAAAGACCTCGACGCCCGCATAAATCGGATATTTTCGCGTTATGCGGCAAACAGTGAATTGACGCCGGAAGAAGCTCGTCGGATGTTGAACACCAAAGAAGCGGAAGCGGAATTGGAAGCACTGCGCAAAGAGCTCAATAACATAAAAGACCCGGTCATAAAGAGAAAAGCACTTGCCCGTCTCAATGCGCCGGCATACGCTGCGAGAATAAACCGCCTTGAGGCTTTGAAAGCCAATATCGAGACGGAAACGGCATTGCTTGCCGACCGGGAGAAGCGGGAGCTCAAGCGACTACTTGAAGATGTGAGCGGGGATACATACTATCGCAGCATATATGACACGCAGATCGGCACGGGATTAGGCTTTGAGTTCTCAGCTCTGCCGAAGGGCGCCGTAAACACCATAGTAAATGACCGATGGAAAGGCGCGAATTTTTCCGACCGTATCTGGCAGAACACATCCGCGCTTGCCAACAGCGCATACGGTATTGTGGCGCGTGGAATTATGACGGGAGCGGGTCCGCAGGTAATGGCGCGCCAGCTCGCCGACGCTATGCAGTCCGGAATGTACAGCTCGATGCGGCTGATACGCACCGAGACGAACCGTGTGCACAACGCCGCTGAAAAAGCGGCATACGAAGAGGAAGGCATAACGGAATACAGATTTCTCGCCACCCTTGACGGGCGCACCTGCGATGTCTGCGGCGCTTTAGACGGCAAGACTTTTCCGGTCTCCGAAGCGAAAGAGGGCATAAACTATCCGCCGCTCCATCCGAATGACCGTTGTACTACGACGGCAGTCATAGAGGGACAAAACCGAGCCGAACTCAAACGCCGGGCATTGGATCCCGAGACCGGGAAAACCGTGCTTATTCCGGCGGAAACGACATATGAAGAGTGGCTTGCGGATAATATAAATCCTCTTACCGGGAAGCTTAAATATTACCCGCCCAAGACTTTGACGCAGGTGTCCTCCTACAACAGAGACCAGTTCGAGCGGTATTCGGCAGTCTTAAAGGAAAATGCGCCGGATTCTCTTGATAAATTCTTAAAAATAAAGTATAATGATCCTGAAAAGTGGAAGACACTCAAAAGTCAATACCGCCTTGTGAATCAATACAAGATAGATTCAGGCAATTTCTCTACTGATGAAATCTTGCGGTTTGATAAAAAGGTTATTTATGAAAAAAGACTCCAATTCACGAGCAAATACAAAAAAAGCGGAAATATTGCCGGAGCATATATCGATGATGATGTCGATAATATGTATTACGCTCACAGCATGATTTCCGAAATATCAGAGGCAAAAGGATATAAGGGAACCAACGAAGTTGTCTTATTAAAAGAGAATAGACGGTTTACATATATAAATGTTCTAAAAGAAAATGGGGAAATTCGTGATAAAACTTATCATGATACAGAAGCAAAGCTTTTTGAACATTTTGCAGATTTATATGAAGAAAAGCCTTTCAAAAAAATCTGTATGCTTTCTGAACGGGGAATGTGTGACAGTTGTAAGGGCGTAATGCAGCAGTTTAAAGATCTTCATCCTGATGTTGAAATAAATGTTGTTTCTAATAAAAGGGTTGAAGGTGATGTCTGGAAAAGGAGGATGAAAACGAAAAAATGACTTGTGATATCAGTTATTCGGATGCGCGCGAAATGTTACAAACCTATAATGATTCGGAAGATGACACCGGGGAAGTGTTGGAACATTCATATTTGTTTCAATTTGACGAATCTATTCTTACTGAGGCCGAACGGCTTAATGTTGTGCTCCCACTGATAAAATGGGAAGTGGACAACGACGACCTCACAGAAGCTATGAGTGATGAGCTCTATCTCTACTATGAGGATTTGCTCAAAGGTCGCCTCGACGGAATACTGGACGAGGAAGAAGCCCCGATTATCATAAAAGACCTCACCGAGAGCTATATAAAAGCTTTCGGAAAAGATACTCTTGACGAAGAGGATCAATAATAAATAACAAGCCGCCAAGCGAAAGCGAGGCGGTTTTGTCATATCACAACATAATAATTACAGCGTTTTGCAGTCAAATGCAAAGCGTTGTTTTTATATCCAAATTTATCCGCCACCCGGAGCAAAATGGTGTCGCGCAATATTGGGACTGGCCAAGTAAAAAGGGAGCGCGGGAAAGGACAGACATGGACTGGCTTAAAGACATTTTAGGCGACGCACACACCGAGGACATCGACAAGAAGATAGCGAGCTATATCGGCAAGAACTTTGTTTCAAAAGCAGATTTTCGCGCCGAGTCCGACAAGGTCAAGAACCTTGAGGGTCAGATAGCAGAGCGGGACGGTCAGCTTGAAGAGCTCAAAAAGGTTGATACCGCCGGGCTGCAGGCAACGATTACACAGCTGCAGAACGAGAACAAGCAGGCTAAGGCTAAGTATGACAGCGATATCGCCGCCATGAAGCTTGACTCCGCTATCGATGCCGCTATTACAGCCGCCAAGGGCAAGAACGCAAGAGCGATAAAAGCTTTGATAACGCCCGGCAGCGTGAAGCTCGACAAAGACGGCAAGCTCGAGGGCTTTGACGATCAGCTTAAAGCAATCAGAGAAAGCGACGCCTATCTCTTTGACAAAGTCGAAACCAGACAGAGGGGCGGAGACCCCGACCACGGAGGCGGAGACCCCGAACCGGGCGAAGCCCCCGAAAACTATGCCGATTATGTAAATTGGCGCAAAAATCAGTAAAAACGGAGGATTTAACAAATGTCAAACAAATTTCTGACTCCTCAGATAGTCGCGAACGAGGCTCTTATGGTGCTCGAGAACAATCTCGTTGCTGCCGACCTTGTCCATAAGGACTATTCCAAGGAGTTCGCGCACGTCGGTGATACCATCACCATCCGCAAGCCCGCGAAGTTTTCCGCGAAGAACTTCGTCGGCGAGACCGTAGATCAGAACGTGAACGAGGGCAGTGTCAAGGTGACCCTTGACCATTTCCGCGATGTCACCGTTCCGGTCACTTCCAAGGAAATGACCCTTGACATCAAGTCATTTTCTGAGCAGATCATCTCTCCTGCGGTGCAGGCCATATCCCAGGCTATCGACAGCGATATTATTGCTGAGGGCATCGCGAATGCCGGCAACACCGTGAGCGGCACCGCGAACGCGACCGACCTCAAGGACATTGCCAACATTGCCAAGGCGTTTGACCTCAAGGGCGTACCGATACAGCAGCGCAGACTTCTCGTCAACCCGACGCACAAGTATCGCTATCTGACCACGGAGAACCTCTCAAAGGTCGCATACGCGGGCAACTCCGACGCCCTGCGTTCGGCGGAGCTCGGCTCTATTTATGGTCTTGACACCTATATGTCGCAGAATGCCCCTGATACCCTCGCGGCAACTGCGGGCACTGCGACCGCTGCAAAAGTCTCCTGCACCGCAGGCGAGACCAAGGTCGCACTCTCGGATGTCACTGCGGCGACCGGCACCTTTAAAAAGGGCGACGGCTTTATCCTCGACGGCTATCTTTACAGATTTGCCGCCGATGCAACTGCCGCAAGCGGCGCGGTCGCTGAGGTCGCGATAGATCAGCCTATCCACCGCACTATTGCCTCGGGCGAGGCGGTCACGGTGTATCTCGTCAAAACGACTCATTCCCTTGCATTCCACCGCAACGGTCTTGCACTCGTCACCCGTCAGCTTGAGCTGCCTATGGGCGCGAATAATGCGGCTATTGCGTCAAGCAGGAACGGTCTTGCTATCAGAGTCGTATATGACTACGACATCAAGCACAAGACCGACCGCGTCAGCTTTGATATCCTGTACGGTGTCAAGACCCTTGACAGCGACATGACCGCAAGGCTGGTGGGCTGATATGACGGAGCAGAACAAGGCCGACCTCATAGCCCGGATGCGCGTGATGTTGGGTAAAGAAATGTCGCTGCCGGCTGCCCGGTATCTGCTGGATACCGTCGAGTCAAAGGTGTTGCGATATACCAAGCGGCGTGAGCTTGTCCCCGGTCTTGATCTGATTGTGGCAGAGATAGCCGCGCAGCGTTACCGCACGCAGCAGCCGGGCTCTACCGATGCGGCGCAGACCGTTGCAAGCATAACGGACGGCGACCAGAGCGTGAGCTTTAAGCACAGCGACTCAGACCTCGCCACAACGGCGGAACTGAGCGACAGCGAAAAGGTGATGCTCAACGAGTGGAGGAGGCTTTTCTGGTGAAGATCCCCGACGCCTTCAGACGCGCACAGCGCGCCGTATTTCAGGACAAAACAGTCGAGCATTATAAAGCCGTCAAACAGACAGGAACGCTCGGCAGTGAAACAGTGAAGCCCGCAGAAACGCCTGCGGGCTCTTTTACTGTCAACTTCCGGCTTGTTACTGATGCCATGCGGGCGCAGGAATGGGGGCTGCAGTGCAACAAAGACGCCACTTTTTCAACATCCGATACGCTCGCCGTTGAAAAGGGCGACTATGTGAAATACGGCGGCACTTATTACCGAATCACCGAGATTCAGCCGCACGACAGCCACACGCTGTATCTTTGCAAGGCGGTGAGCCATGAGCATTGAGGTTAAGGGCCTCGGCGAGCTGGCAAAAAAGCTCGCAAAGCTCGGCGGCGCTGATACCGCCATATCAAACGGTACGCGCGAAGCGGCGCGAATAGTCAACAACAGTGCGAAAGAGCTGTGCCCGGTAGATAACGGCAACTTGCGCGCGTCGCTGCATACCGACTACAAGCGCGAGGGCAGCAAGCATATCGGCAGCGTATTGACCAATGTTGAATACGCCGCCTATGTGGAATTCGGTACGGGTCCCAAAGGTAACGGCACATATCCTTATAAGCTCCCGGGCGGAATCCATTACAAGGCGGACAAGTGGCGCGGCAAAATCCCTGGTGTCGGCTGGCGAATGATAAGCGGACAAAAGGCGCAGCCGTATCTCTATCCTGCGCTTATAAACAATCGCGAGGCAATACTCGAGTGCTATAAGCGCGCGATACAACAGGAAATAAATCGTAAAGGCGGTCAGAAAAATGGTTGATATCGAACAGGTGACTTATGATGTGCTTTCACTCGCTGTACCGGGCGTGAAATGGTCTGCGGAATATCCGCAGAGTTTTGAACGGCACGGTTTGATAAAGCAGATGGATAACTCCGTTAAAATGCCATCCTCTTCGCGTCCGGATCATTTTTCCCGGATCGCCGTGCAGATCCAGGTGTGGATGGCGACGCCGGAGGGCAGAAACGAGGTCGAGAGGCAAGTCGACGATGCAATGCTCCGCCTCGGTCTGCTTCGCGGCAGTCCTAACCACCTTGAGGACGAACAGGAGGACGGTACGGTGTTATACCGCACCGTCCTGCTTTATAACGGAGTCTACGACAACAACACGAAGCGGTTTTACCGCAGTTAATAAGGAGGTAAGTACAAATGGCTGAAGATTATCAGACTTCTATAGGCGTGATTCTGAAAATGGGCGCGAGCGCAGAAGCGGCAGCTGAAGTTCCCGGTCTGCTTGATTTTCCCGATATGCTCGGCGAATCGGACAAAATCGACGTGACCACGATGAAGGACACGCAGAGAAAGTATAAGCCCGGGCTTTCCGACCCCGGGGATATGGCGTTTACTTTCGGCTATGAGGGCATGAAGACCGGCACGAACTGGGCGACCCTCAAGGAAGCTAAGGATGCAGACAAGACCTTTATTCTGCTGTTCCCGGACGGTTCCGGTTTCACATGGACAGGCAGAGTGTCACTTTCGATGCCCGGAAAGGGCGTCGCAGAGGCGCTGACCTTTACTGCAAAAATCACTCCATCGTCGGATATAGAGGAATATACCTCGTCCGGCGGCTAAAGAACACATCGGCGGGGGAAACTCCGCCGAAAATTTAAAATAAGGAGACAACAACTATGCTTACTGCGTGTAATGCACCTTTTTATAGATTGACCGCCGGCGAGAAGGAGTACAAGCTCAAGCTCACGACGGCGACAAAAATCGAAGTGGAAGACCGTATAGGCTGCAGCCTGCTTGAAGCTCTTGACAAGCTGGCATACACCAAGGTCTTTGCAGTGACCCTCTGGGGCGCGCTGCAGAAATACCAGGCAAATATGACGCTCCCCAAGACATATGAGCTCATCGATGCGCTTGAAGCCGAGGGCTTTACCCTCGAGGACAGAGCGGACACATTCCTCGGCATTATGAAGGTGTCCGGTTTTTTTACACCGGAACAGATAGCGGACATGGAGCGGGAGGACGAGGAGCAGGAGATAGAGTAATCTTCTCCTCAGCGACCGAGTGGGTCGCGGATCTCAAACCTCGCGCTTTTGCGGTCGGGATAACCCCGGACGAATTCTGGAGCATGTCGGCCGGAGAGGTTGAGGATCTTATATCCGCAAGGCAAAAGGCAGAAAACGAGCGGCGCAAATGGCAATTACAGCTGATATGGAATCTCGGACAGCTCGATTCTTTCGCGTTTAACGACCCGAAAAAATATCCTACGCTTGAAAAGGCATTCCCGTCAGCTTTCGGCATGCAGCAAACCGGGTGGATGGTAATCAAGGCTCGGATGTCCGCTTATGCCAAATCAAAAAACGCCGCAAGGCACAGGGCAGGTGAGAAAAATGACAGTTGAAGAACTGCAAGTGCTGATTACAGCAAACACCAAGGACTTTAACGCCAAGATCGATAAGGCGAACAAGAGGCTGGGGTCGCTCGAGCAGCAGGCAACGCGCACGGGAGCGGGTGTCGGAAAGCTTTTTACAGGCATAAAAACGACCGCTGCCGTTGCGGCTATACAAAAAGTAGTGAGCGAAGTCAAGAAGCTGACGGACGCATACGCGGAAAACGAAGCCGCGCAGATGGGCTTGTCGAGCATATTAACCGCGCAGGGAAAAGACCTGAACGCCGCGAAAGCGTGGCTCAAATCGTACACTAAAGACGGTCTTATCCCGATGATGGATGCTTACACCGCGTATAAGAGCCTCGCAGCGGCAGGATATTCCGATGAGCAGACGCAGTCCATACTGACTAACCTTAAAGATTCGGCGGCGTTTAACCGTCAGGGCAGTATGACGATGGGCGAAGCCATCAAGAGCGCAGCCGAAGGTATCAAAAACGAAAACAGCATTCTTGTCGACAACGCCGGCGTTACAAAAAATCTGTCCATTATATGGGACGAGTACGCGGCATCGATAGGCAAGACTGCAGCAACGCTGACCGACGCAGAAAAGCGCATAGCCACGACACAAGGCATCATGCGGGAGACGGCATTCCAGACCGGGGATGCTGCGAAATATTCGAACACCCTCGCAGGAGCGCAGGCTGCTTTGAAAGCTCAGACAAAAATGTTGTCGAGCGCGCTCGGGTCGATGTTTGCGCCGGCTTTACAGCAGTGTATTCCGCAGGTCACGGCGCTGCTTGAAAGATTGACCGCCCTCGCCGAAAAAGCCGGGCAAGTCATGGCGATATTATTCGGCACGTCGAGTGCAACGAGCCGGACATCGTCAAACACCGCTAAGCTTGCCAATAGCACACAGCAAGTGTCCACAAACCTCGGCAGTGCGGCGAAAAAGGCGAAGGATTATAAAAACGCTTTGCTCGGCATCGATGAAATCAATCGTCTCGGAACGCCGGATACCGGATCTGATAGCGGCAACGGCGGAAGCAGCACAACGGTATCAAGCGGGGGAAACAATTTTAAGAGCCCATTTTCCAACGCTGACAGTGTTATTGACCCGAAGCTTGCGGAGCGTGCCGAAGAGCTGAAGCAGAAGCTTGAAAAAGTGAAATCCACAGTCTCTGCACTTGAGCCGGTGATAAAGGGAGTTGCAGCCGGCGCGGCCGCCGCTTTCGGCGCAAAGGTACTGAGCAAATGGTACTCCAGCGCAAAAGGTGTGTGGAATAGCTTTAAGGGGCTGAGAGTTGTCTCTACTTTTACCGAGAGTTTTTCTTGGATAAAGGAGACCGGAGGAAGCACAGCGCAGGCGTTAGGTTATGGATGGAAGAAAGCTGCGGGTGCTGCCAAAGACAGTTTGAAGCAGTTCCGAGCGGGTTTGTCGGCAACTCAAAAAGCCATGATAGGCGCGGCAGGATTCGCGGCATCGCTGGCGATGGCAAAATCTGCTTTTAAGGCATTCGGCGCGGACGCAGAAGACGCCAAAGCGAAACTTGCGGTTATGGCAGTGGGACTTACTGCCGTTGGAGCGGCTATGTATGCGGCGTTAGGTCCGGCTGGACTGGTTGTCGCGGCAATTGGTGCAATCACGGGAGCTATCATAGGCTTTGAACAGGGTGCAGATGAACTTGCAGAAAAGACCTACCAATCCTCCGATGCCTATAAGGTATTGTCGGAAAATCTCGCGTCATCTGAAGCGATTATCCAAAGCACAAAGGAAAATATGGACGGTCTTAATCAGAAAATCGCGGGGCTCAAGGATGTCAGTGCAGAGTACGGTGCCGTCAAAATGCTCACCGATGAGATATATCAGTTGAGCGAAAAGTCAAATAAGTCCGCCTATGAAATGGACTTGATGCGCGTCAAGGTTGACACTTTGAATGCCATGAATATCGACGGATTGCATTTGAGTATCGACGAGACCAAAGGCGTAGTTGTAGAAACTAAGGAATCAATTTATGATGTTATCGAGGCTTTGGAAAAGCAAGCTGAAATGGCTGCTTTACAAGATATCCTAACCGAATCATATGAGGCGTTTCACCGTGCAGTCGCAGACAATAAGACTGCTACTGATAACTATAAAGTCGCTTCAGATGAACTTGCAAGTGCTCAAAAAAGGCTGAATGAAAAGGCACAAGAACTTGACAAGAAAAATCAGGGTATAAGTGGCGGCTTTAGAGATATTGCTAACTGGATATCTCAGAAGCTTAGCCCGGAATATCGAACTCTCGAAAAAAATGTCAAAGATGCTGCTGAAAAGCAGGCGAAAGCGCAAGAGGCGATACGAGATACCTCTGATGCCATGAATACGGCTCGTGGAAAAGCGCGATATTATGCCGATGAACTTGTTAATCTAAAAAACAGTTTGAAGAATCTGCCAAGTGATACAGTGTGTAATGTCACTGTAAATACAACAAGGAGATCATCGGGCGTGCAGCAGTATGCATCCGGCGGATATCCTGATACTGGACAACTCTTTATTGCTCGAGAGAGCGGTCCCGAGATGGTTGGACAAATCGGAGGCAGGACAGCAGTTGCCAACAACAGCCAAATTGTGGACGGCGTTTCGTCGGGCGTTGAGCGCGGTGTTGAAAGGGCTATGGAGCGGAGCAATGGCGGAACCGTGACGATTGTCGTCATGAACGAGCGCGGCGATATTGTAAACGAGCTTAGGAATGTCAATATGCGTGCCGGTAAAGTAATCGTTCCGATAAATGAATAAGAACACGCCCCGGACAAGAGTTGCTTGTGCTTGGGGCGTGTTTGATTTAAAAAATTATCGCGTTGCGATTGTGAATTGCTCGAAAATGGAGCGCGTTAATTCTGCATTTGGAGTCGAGCCGCTTTTATTAAGATATGATTTTATGGTGTTATCGCCAGATTCATATCTAATATCTGTCGCGTATTTCAACAGATTATCGCCCCACTTTGAATTGCCTATTTGTATATTGGATTTTGCATTGCTAAAGTCCAATGTCGCATAGTGAGCACCGTTATAATATGCTTCTATGACAAAAGAACCTTTGTCTTGTCCCCATGCAGCCGCGGCGGAAACTGTTGCAGATACAAACTGTTCAGGAGCACCGGAAAAGAAAAGATATATTTTGGTTTGCTTTTCATCGCCTTTTGTTTGCTTGTACTCGAGAAACTTAGCAGTTACAAGCGACACGCTGTATTCTTCATTGATTATTGTATCGTAAGCGTTAGAACATATTTTGTCAAGTTCACGAAGCGTTTCCTTCTTATGACTTGTTCCGAATATTTCGGATTTTCCACAAGCAGAAGCTAAAGAATCACGGGAATCTAAAAGTTGAGTGTTAACATTTTCAGACAAGAAAAGGCTAATATCGATGACAGCTTGATATACAGGTGTGGTGGAAAACTTATTTTTGTAATGGAGGTCAAAATCATATTCGATATCGTCCATTTTTGACTTTGCTCCATTATAGCTGAGATCGCCGCTTATGTAATCGTCAACGGTATCTAAGACATCAAGGGCTTTTGTGTTCATTTCTTCCTGTAGCGCCGCTTTTTTGTTCGCGCATCCGCACAAGCTGAGTGTAAGCACAAGGGCGATAAGTAAAGCAATAAATTTTTTCATCAGAATTTCTCCTTTTTCTTTTTAATTTATCATATTTAATTTTTTATGTCAAGAAAGAAGGTGGAACAGCAGTGGCAACCGCTTTTAATCCCGGCGACAATCCGATAGCTACCGTGGACGGCGTAACTATGCCGGTATATCCTGACTCGGAGGACGGATATAAATGGGAGCTTGAGGACGCTTCGGCTAGCGATGCAGGGCGTACCGAAGATGTCGTCATGCATAAAAAACGCATAGGGCAGACCGATGCGGTAACGCTTAAATTTTCCGGGCTGTCCATAGCGAACGCGAGCAAGATCCTGAAAATGTTCAACCCGGAGTATATAACGGTCAAGTACTTAAATATGCTCGAAGGCGGATATGTGACAAAAGAGTTTTATGTCGGCAACAGAAGTGCGCCGCTGTACAACAGCAGTCTGAATGTTGTTGACAATGTGACCTTTAAAATCGTGGCGCGAAAGGGGTGATGTTATGTATCCAATAACTTCTGCCGGGCTTGCGGCTCTGCGAGAGGATGTGGTGCAGTCCGTCAATATCCTCTGTACGCCTACAAAAGGCACGGCATTTAATATTACCGACAAAGACATCATCGGCGCGGTAACGGTGGACTGGTCAAGTGTCACGGGCAGCAAGCTTGATTTGGGCTCGGCGTGTATGTCAGAGCTGAGTTTTACTCTTGAGAATACCGACGGCGCGTTTGACGACAAGGTGTTCGAGGGCGCACAGCTGTATGTCACTACGAGCTTTTCCGCAGGCTCGACAACGGAGACGGTGCCTATCGGCTATTACACGGTGGACAGCCCTCCGCGCAAGCTCCGGAGCATCAAAATAACGGCTTATGACCGCATGGCGAAGTTTAACCGAGCCTATGATACTGAGCTTGCCTATCCTGCAACACTGTATCAGATAGTCGCCGATGCCTGCACAAAGTGCGGGGTGTCGCAGAAGCTCCCAACGAACACGCTGCATCGGGGTGTATCGATACCAAAACGCCCGGAGGCGGACAACCTGACCTATCGTCAGGTGCTTGTCTGGGCTGCGGAGCTTATGGGCGTGAGCTTGTATATCGACTATGACGGCAAGCTGACAGGCGGGTGGTATGCGACAAACGCCAAGCACACGGTTATAAAAGCTTCAGATCGTTTTACTTCCGGCAATACAGACTTTGCCGAAAACAACATAGTGTTCTCCGGCGTGCGCATCGTCGGAAACGATGAGAACAAGACAGAATACCTCGCGGGCACAAAGGACTATGCCTTTAATATCGAGGGCAATCTCCTTGCCCAGAGCGATATGAATCTCAGCACACTGGTGACGGAACTCAAAACCGCGCGATGCAGTCTTACATACACGCCTATGTCCTGCACCACACACTCTTTCCCGCACCTCAGACCGCTCGATGTTATGAACTTTGAGACGGCGCAGGGGACGAAGAAAGTCGTGTTGACAAATGTCAAGTGGCAGTCACAGAACCGCTGCACGAAGCTCGAGGGCAAGGGCGAAACGGCAACGCAGTCAGGATATGCCACGATGGGTGCTTTTACACCAAAGCAGCAGGCGGTACTCGAGCAAACCCGCGCCCAACAGGCAGCGCAAATCAACGACTACGAACAGGCGACCCTCGCGCTGAACGAGACCATCGCAAATAGCATGGGCTTATATGTCACGCGTAAAGCGGACAGCAACGGCGCGGTTATAACCTATTACCACGACAAGCCTACGCTCGAGGGGAGCAACACTATCTACTGCCGCAACGCCGGTGGTTATGCCTGGACTAATAACGGTTGGAACAACGGATCCCCGAACTGGGAGTACGGTGTATCAAAAGACGGTGACGCGGTTATCCGAAGCATTGCCGCAAACAAGATTTCCGCGAGTTATATCACGACGGATATCCTCTCGTCGCCGACCGGAAAGTTTTCTTTTAACTTGGACACGGGTCACATCGAAGCTTCCGACATCAACATCACTGGCGGCGACATAAACCTTGACGGCGGGCAGTTGTCAATAGAAAACAGCGGATTTAAGACCGACCTGTCAAGCGGATATTTGCAGATGTATTACACCACAAATATGCAAACCGGCGCAAATTATGAGTACTTTGACATTAACAATACGCTGATTGGCACGAAGTTTTATGCGACGCTCGCCGCGCTGAAGCCTGCCGCCGCGCTTGGCGTTACATCAAACGGTTTTCGATTTGGCGAGAAAGCAGAAAACGCCACGCTTGTAAACCATTGGAACACCGATTATGCCGTGATAGAAAAAGATAACGCAAGATTTCGCAAAAAAGTCGAGGTAAACGAGTCTTTAAGTGTTGCGACAGGCGGCGACGCCATCGGGTTTATCGCGCATGCGCCAAACGGCGCGAACGATGTAAGCGCGGAGCTTGGTGCTACGAGTGACGCGAGCGCACTGCTGCAAATCGTCAACAACACCAAAGGCACGGTTCCGGCGCGAATTGAAATCTACTCGAGCGGAACAAACGGAAAGGGCATGACTTTAAAGCTTACTTCCGGCGGCGGTTACACCGGACGGCTATTTTTAGACACCACCGGACTGTATGCCGAATTTAACGACAGCGGCGACTACAAAAAACTCGCTTAGGGGGCTATTATGACAAAAACCGAAATCGAACAGAAAATCGCGGAAGTCAAAGCGCAGGGCGACGCCTTGCAGAAGCACAATACACAGCTGATGCAGCAAATCGAGGTCAACAAGGTCGAAATCGCGAAGATTATCGGCAAGCTTGACCTTTTATCCGAAATGCTTACAGACTGCGAAAAACAGGCTGCAGAGCCCGCGAAAGAGGAGGTAAAGGAAGATGCAGGAAAGAACGATAAAAGTCGAATATAGCCGCCCGCGTGGCTACGACGTAGGCTATCGCGCGGAAAATAACTTTACCGTGCTTGCCTTGCCGGTGCCCGCCGAACTCGAAAATGCCGACAGCTATCGCGTATATTTTGAGTCGACCGTCGGAGATTACTTGCAAACGGAGACACTAACGCCCGTTGACGGCTATGTTACCGTCAAAATAACGAGCGACATCGTCCCCGAACCCGGAAACATGGCAGCGCAGCTTGTCGCCTTTGCGGACGGCGAGATAGTCGGCTATGCACCGATGATAACAGGCTCTGCAAAGGTGTCAATCCCGGACGGCACAGAGCGGTTGAGTCACAGCCTCGCCGCCGAAATCGCGCTTAACACTGCCGCCAGGCATTCGCACGCCAACAAAGCGATTCTTGATAAGTTCGCGGAGTCAGACGGCAAGCCGACCTATGACGGCAAAGCCCTCGGCGGCGGTGGCGCATCAACGGCAGAGGACATCAGCTACACGCTGTCGGACGATGTCCAAAATGAATTTCCGGACATCGTCGAGCTTGAGTCTGACACAGTTAAAAGCGGACTTGATGTCGCAATGTATTATGCGCTTGCCGGTATGTTTGCAAAGTATATTAGCTGCGATCTGCAATCAGTCAGTGGAGAAACAGTAAGTGTGGATTTGCAGCGAATCTTAGATAATTTTGTCTTTCCGGCGATGTATAAGGCGCACGAGCACGACAACAAATCTGTGCTTGATCTGATATCAGTGGTTGACGGCAAACTTCGCTACAACGCACTCGACATCAATTACGCGCCCGCCCAGTACACCTACAGCACCGCGCAGGTGTCCGCGACGCTCGCCGACAATGCGGAATATCGCATGACGGGGCTTCAGACGCTGACGGTTCAGTATCCCGAAGACGCGAAGTTTGAGTGCTGGATGCGCCTGAGCTTCGCGGCGAGCGGCGATATAACGGTCACTCTGCCTGCGGGCACCGGATATATCGGCACTGCGCCGGATTTTAAAAACAGCGAAATATGGGAGCTGAGCTTCAAAGACAAAATTTTGGCGGCGCAGAAGGTCGGTGACGGCACTTGATAGGACGAAGAAAATTCTTTTCGCGTGCCGCGCGGCATATCGAAGGTCTGCCGGATGACTTCACTCCCGTGAGCTTTTTGCAGTCCTCGGGCAGCCAGTATATCGACACCGGGCGCAAGCTGACGCAGGATTCTGATATCACTATAGATTTCAGGATAGTCGGTGAAATAAACAGGGACGCGGGTGTATTCGGTTCGCGTGAGAGCGCATCGAAAAATAATCTTACACTGTTTCAAAACAAGAGTCCGTATGTTTTATCCGGCGATTTTTCTGAATATCAAAAACATCGTTTTACGACGGCTTCATCATTGGAACGAACAAAAATCCGAATGAACAAAGCCGGCGTATGGGTCAATGATATTTTAAAAAAATCTTGGAGCGATGTCGCCGACTTCGAGACGCCGACAAACGGACTGATATTTGATGTCGGCAACAACAACTGGACGGGCAATAAGGCTGTTATG